GAATCACCGGCAATGTCAGGCAGGCTTTGTTGGTAACTGGCATCAGAACTGATGTATTTAGTCTTTGACGACCGCATCTTGTCTTTGACGCTTAATCCGCCTGAACCGTAGGGCGGGTCGGCTATGACCGCATCCACTGTCCCGTTTGGGATAACCTCGTGCAAATCCCTAAAATCATTTTGGAAAATGCGGTAGCCATTGCCTGACATCTCGGCCAATGAGTTTTTGACATACTGGCCGCAAGCGTGGCAATACTCTCTGTCTATCTGTCCATTCATAAAATCACAAGTGCGGGGTTAAACATCAGGTGGTTGGAACGCATCCGCCTCTTGCGCCTTGGCCGCCTCCTGCGCGGCCTTGTCCAGCTCCAGCGCCGGGTCGATTTTCAGGCCCAGGCGGTCGGCCACGGTGCCGATCACCGCGATGGCGGTGTCCATGGACAACAGCCCCTTGTCCAGCGCCATGCCGCTGCCGACCACCACTTGCTGGAACGCGGCGGCGTATTTGGCGGTGTCCTTCGGGGCCATTTCCGGCCACTGGCATTCCACGCCGTAGTCGGGGTCGAACAGGTCCGGCTCCTTGCCGGTGAGGGCGGTTTCCCGTTGCCGGATCGTGTAGCGGGCGACTTCCAGCAGCATGTGGCCGATGACCGCCTGGCGCATGGACAGCAGTTTGACGGTCGGCTCCGACATGCTGTCGCCGGTGGCGCGGTTGACGTCGCCGCCGCCGCCGAACCAATGTTCGGGCATGGTCTGGCCGCCCAGGATATGGTTGCGGAACAGCCTGGCCCCTTCGGCGTTGTCGGTGGCCTGCAAATTCGGGGTCAGCGGCTTCCACTCCTCGCTGTCGTTGTGCACGCGCACCGTGCCGGGCGCGGGCGGGGCGATTTGCCCGGCCTTGGTCTTCACGTCCTGCTCGGTCGCGCCTTTCAGGGTCACGTCCCAAACATACGAACGCAAAAAATCCTGCCGTTGCGCTTCGCCGTAAAGCTGTTGTTCGTAGGCGTCGCACCAGTCCATCACCGGCAACAGGTCGGAGCGGCCACGGCTGTCGGTGCACAGCGCGTTGACGGTGAACCAGAACGCCTCGCCGTCGGTGAAGGTGTCGCGGATGGCCAGGGTGCGCTCGGTGAACAGGTCGTCATCGCGGCCATTGACGATGACTTTATAGCGCCGTTGCTCGCCCTTGCGGTTGCGCCGGGTGACAATGCCGATGGGTTGTTCGGCGTTGTCCGGGTCATGCACCACGGTTTCGATCTGCGCCGGGTCCAAGTACCCCAGGCGCACCTCGCCGGTGTAGGGGTTGGTGAAGGCCGGCCAGCACTGCTCGCCGAAAATAGCCAATTCACGGACTTTTTTGGGCAGCTTGATGGGGAAATTGTTGGTCGGGTGCAGCCATAGCCGGGTCAAATAATCTTGGATGACTTCGCGGATGGCCGGGTCTTCGGCGGTGGCCGAAAGCTTGACGCCATCGGCCAACAGGAACGCGGTCGGCAGTTCGATGAGGCGGTTGGCGACCGGGTTGGCCTGCCACAGATAGACCGCCAAATCCTGCATCCTTTTTTGCGTCATCGGCGACAAGTCGCGGTTGCCGTCGCCGGTGAGCCTGCGCCACTGGGCGTCGTCCGGGTCTATGCTTGCGCCGGCGGCTTCGCGCAGGGGCGTTTCGACCACGCCCGATGGCCAGATCAGGCCGATGTTTTTCGGGTCGAACCATGACAAAATATTCATCCAAACAGCCCGTTCCGCACCACTCTAAACACCTCTTTAATGCTTTGCACCGTGCCCACCGTTTCGCCCGCCGCCGGATACACATTATTGCTTTCCAGCCAATTGACCGCCCCGCTCAGGGCATCAACTTGGTCGTCGTGCGCCCCCTTGGGGAAATTCTCCAGTTCGTCGATAAAGGCCTTGTTCCAATGGCCTTTCACCAGCTTGATGCGGCCATTTTCGGCGGCGGCGGAGGCGGGCCGGGCGCGGGTTTGTTTGTCGCCTTGCGGCGGCACCAGGCGCACGTCAAACCCGGCCAACTCGCGCACATACATATCGCCTTCCACCTTGCCCGCCTGGGCCGGGTCCAGCTCCAGCCCAACGGTGCAGGCCACGCCATCGGCCTGTGCCGTGCCTTTAATCAATTTCAACACCCCGGCGGGCGATTTGCGGTCGCGGGCGACGTGCTGCACATAGTAATAACCCGTCTCCCGATCCTTGCCGACCTTAACCCCGGCGGTGTAATCCGGGTCCGGGTTGGACGCGCTCGGTTCCGTCGCCGCACGGTCCCAGTAGCGCACCCATTGCAAGGTGTCCGGGATTTTTTCGACAATTTCAAAAAATGATTCTTTGAAATAATCGCCGGCGGCGGGCTTGATCTTCCAGTTGCCCATTTTTAGCCGCTCGCGCTCCACCTGCGGCAGGGCGTCCAAGGACGACATATAGGCCGGGTCCTTGTCCATGCCGATCTTGTTGTCCTTAAAGCTGGAGGCAATAAACGTCAATGACTTAGGGTCGAGTTGCGGGAATTGCTCTTTTAGTTCCTCTTTGGAATCGCCCCAGATCAACTCGTTGCGGTAGCGCACGAACCAGCGCACCACGCCGCTGCGCTCAGGCATGGCATAGCCCGTGTTCGGGTCTATCCACCAATCAATCAAATCCCGCACCCACGAATCCGGGTCGGGGTTGGTGGCGGCGCGGATGTAGCCCGCCACGCCGGAGCCGGAACGGTTGCGCGACAGCAAATACCAGAACTGCGAGGCCGTGAAATGGGTTAGCTCGTCAAAGCCGATCATCGCGATCTGCGAGCCTTGCCATGCCAGTTTGTCCTTCTCGTGCTGCAAATGGGCGAACGTGACCTTGGCCCCGGCCGGGAACGTCCAGGACATTTTAGACTGGTTGGATTCGGCCCCCAATTGCGTGAACAGCTCCTCCGCCGTGTCCCACAAGCCGCCCTCGGCGCGGATTTGGTTGCTGGTGCGGCGGAAAATGACCGCACCGAATTTCGGGTTGCCGCTGTGCCGGGTGGCCTCAAGCAACAGCGCGAAGGTTTTGCCGCCAAAGGCCGCGCCGCCGTAGACGGCAATGTCCGCCGAGGTGGCAAGGAAAGCCTCTTGCGGGCCGGGCTGGGGGCGGATACCCTCAAGGGCACAAGTGGCGGCCGCTTTCTCTTCAGTCATGCGTCCGCCTGCTTAAACGCGGCTTCAATTTTAGCGGCCAATTTGTAAGTGTCGCCGCCGTCCCCGTCCGGTATGCGCTGCCTGGGCAATGAATTGAAAGCAAACAGGCATTCGTCCAGCAACGCCCGGTAAGACATGGCCCATTGCATGTGGCCGCGCAAGCGTTCGCCCTCTGCGTGGCAATCCTGTTCCATGTTTCTCACCTTTTTTCAGTTGTCATCGGTTGTTGGCCGGCAGATAAATCGCCACCCGCTTTTCCAGCGCATCAATCGTCGCGCCGTCGAAGCCCTCTTGTTTCATCGCCGCCAAATCGGCGGCAAGCTTGGCGCGGACTTCTTGCTGCCATTTCTTGGTGCTGATGTTCAGCCGCCCAATATCACTAAAAGCGCGGGTAATCGTTCCCGCGGTTTTGGCAATTTCGGCCAAATCGCTGTCTTCTTCCTTTTCTTTTTGGTTGAGGGCGACTGATAACTTAAGCAAACTGGTTTGCATGGTGCGGATGCTGGCTTCTTGCAGGATGCCGTCCGCGTCTTGGTTGGTTTCCAACGAGGCACGGGCAATCTGCATCATGCGGTCGCCTTCCATCATGCTGGCTTTAAAATCGCGCTCAAATTCTTTCATGTACCCATAAACCGCTTGGCGGCCTATGGGTTCGTCAGGCATGATGCCTTCTTTGTGCAAGCGGTCGTTCAGCCATTCGGTTTGCCCATCAATGTCCAAAAACGCATCCTCGACCAGCTTGGCGTTAAATTCTTCACGGATGCGTTTGGGGACGTGCTTTTTCACTTTAGGGCTGCGCGGCATGGCTATCCCTTGGGCGCGGGCCGGTGGATGCCGGGAATTTGCCTCACGCCCTCGGCGGCTTCCTGGCCGTCCCAGGTGAGCGTGGCGATGTACACGCCGTCGACGATTTGCAGCACCACGGCGTCGGCGTTCTCCAGCCAGCTCAGCTCCAGATGCAAATCGTCCCGGCTTAACGCCGCACCGTTCTTGGCCAGTTCCTTGAGCAGTTCGACTTGGTGCCGGGTATAGCCCGGGGCGGCGCTTAACGATTGTAAAATCAGCAGACGCACCCAGGTGCGCGTGTAGTTAGCCATGTTTGTTTTGCCTCAACAGTTGCAACAGATGCCCATCGATGCTGTCCATGCGTTTGTCCATGTGCTTGGACAGCTCGTCCAGGCGCCCGTGCATGGTGTCGCTGATGGACGCCACGGTGTTGACCCGGTCGTACACCGCCGACAAATCGTTTTTGGTCAAGCCGTTCTCGACGTCGCGTTCAATTGCCGCCAGACGTTCGCCGTGCCGGCACACCTGCTTGCCCAGCGCCTGGATGTCGGTGTGCAGGCCGTTCTTCACCGATTTCAGTTCGTCCGCCTGTGCTTTGCCCCGGTTGGTGATGGCAACGAACAGCGCCAGGCAGAAGTTCAGCAGCAACAGCAGGTGCGGCCAGAAGCTAAAATTAAAATCTATGGTGCCCATCGTTTGTTCCCGGTTTCTTGCGCTTGTTTGCACCCAACGCACAGCCTGACGTCGGGGATGGCCTGCCGCCGTGCGGGCGGGATTGCGTTGCCGCAGGCTTCGCAATAAAACAAAGCCGCGCCGTCGGCTTGATGGCTGTGCCGGTGCTTGAGCAAGGCCAGCTCGGCGTGGAAAGCAATCGCCGCTTCCGTGCGTTCGTCCTCGGTCACTGCTTGGTTTTTTCAATCTTATGGCCAATGCCCAGCAAGCCTATGCCTTGCACGATGAACTGCACGGCGGCGTCGGAATCGTGCATGCCCAGCAGCAGCCCCAACGTGCCGTAGCTAACCGACAGCAACGCGGCCGCCTTGGTTTTCCAGCCTGTCATAAGTGTTTCCCCCAAAAAAAGGGGCGGAAAGCCGCCCCAAGCGCACCCTACACCAAGAGTTCCCGTTTTAATTGAAAGTGCATCCCGTCCGGCCTGCGCCATTCCCCGCCCCAGTCAAAACCTGCGTCCGTGAAGCATTGGACGAATGGCGGGCGCAAAGTGGGCTTTGCCCCGAAGCCGTTCCAGGCCGCATTGAGGTCGACCGCCAAGCCCCAGGCGTGCAGGCTGTAGGCCCTGCGGTTGCCCTTGGACCTGCGGATGTTGAAACAGCCGTCCCACGTCCGCAATTGCCGCACCTCGCCGGTTTTGACCAGCGCGCCGAAGGCTTGCGCCAACGGCGCAACCATGTTTTTGTTGCAGTAGATGCGTTTGGGGACGGCGCCGATCTCAAGTTCGGCCGGCACATCCCAGAGCGTCATGTGTCTTTCCAGGGTGGGGTCGCCGATGCGCGCGAGGCAGTCGGCGGCGGTCAGTAGCGTAATAGTGGTCATGGTCATCCCGTGTGATAGCAAGAAGGCCAACGGGGTTGGCTTGCGGGGGATGATAGGTGGTTTATGAAGGATGCCGGAGCGGAAGGGTTTCCGCCCCGGCGGGTGCGGGTTAGTTTGAGTTATGCCAGGCCAGCGTTTTGCTGGCCGGCAGCTTGCTTTGGATGGCCGAGCATAAGGCCACCAGCGCATCGGGGTCAATCTCTACCTGTTTCCGCGCCACGTTGGCGGACAGGTCGATGACGAACTGGCAGATGAGCCTTGCGTTTT